GTCGCTGCAGCTGCCGTTGAAAATATCGGTAATGACTCAACATCCCATGTGACGCCGTCATTATCAGAATCTAAATAAGCCAAGCTTTCATCTGCCTCAATTGCCTTACAAGAGGTGAAAACAAAATGATCTTGATCGTTATAAAAAGATGTGTATGAACCATACAGTTCTTCAAATGATGGCCATGTCGTCGCCGGAATACGCGTTCCAACAATACTCCAAGTGGATCCATTGTTAATACTTTTTATCAAATAGTAGTCTCCTGTTGATCCTCCTGAGCAAGAGACAACAACAACGGCTCCATTTGCTCTCATGTCGATATTATCAATAGAAGATTCGCCAGCTATTGCTGGGGTAGTCTCAGTCCATGTTGCTCCTCCGTCAGCAGAGTAAAAGAAACGATTGACAGCCCAAGATATTTTTGGCCTGCAAAAAGCATACAGCAACAAACCTGTTGTGGCAAAAGCAATGTCGTACATCCGCGTCATGGTGCCTGTCGGCGTGGTTGTTATTTGACTCCATGACGCACCATCATCAACTGATTTCCACATTAAAAAATATTTGGTCGCATCAAGTGTATAATCAGCAATGATGACATAAAAATCCCCATTGCTGTCGCACCGCAAGCAGGGCTTGGAGTCCTGGGAGCTTAGTGTAATCTCGACAGCATCCTCCAATGTGGCGCCATAATCATCAGATCGACGTGTACTAATTACATTACTAAAGTCACCGCCATCATACCGATAGATGGATAAAGCGGTAACAATCTTACCATCATCCGAGCAGTCCATGAATGTCGAACTCCAATGCTGCTCAGAATGATACTCATTATTATCACCGTCAGTATAGAACTCTGCGAATACAACAACTCGATTTGATACTCCATTAGCATTCAATGAATACAGAACGTATGTTTTCAGACTCGCAGCATCAGTCACGTAGTTTAGGTAAAACAAAGTCTCTACGCCACCAATCGTCGCTGTACGCAAAATCCCAGGATAACCTGACGTAGCAAACTCGGTCCATGTCTTGGTAGCCACAACAGCATCGCTGGCATCGTACAGAGTTAGGACAATCCCCTCTTCGTCAGCATTGTGTAAGAGAGCACCTACACCAAGTTTATCTGAATTATCTATGGCAACAATCGACTGCTGCCAATAACCAACACCTTCAGCAGTATACGTAAGTGGCCCTTTGTACCAGTACCCGCATGGCTCATGTTTGTTTGTCTCCGGAGACTGCCAGTTGGGATTGTTTATGTAACCAAGTTTAGTAACCATCACAACCCTCCTGCAAACACCTGCCCGTTGTAGTCACAAACACTGCGAGCAACAGGCAAAGTGCTTTCGGCAAACTGGTCTGTTATCGCATCTCGGACAACAGTAACCACGCCATTAGTCATCATGATGTAGTTGCCAAAGTCCACAGCTGACCATACATACCCAGGGGATGTTGTAATCTTGAGATTAAACCCCCCAGAGTATTCATAAATCTTTGTTTGGCCACACACGAGGGTGAGCATGCTAAAGCAGAAGAGTTGCGGAAAGGGAAACGACTCCCCCAGGGAGGATACATCCAGTTGGGTTAAGTCATCAAAAGATGTCAGCCGTCCGTCTTGGCCAATCATCCCCTTGACGCTACTCAACCCTGGGATGTTTCTTCCCTGAGATTTTGTATTCGCAATGCCAGACACAAGCTGTTGTTGCGGACTACGGTAGGCGAACTTCCCATTGTTGATTATCTTCATAACGCACCGTTGCTCGTAGGCATGTCGAGTGTCAGCTGATCCAGAGTTGGCTTAGTCTTAGTATCACAAGCAGCACTTGTCTGAATGCTTCTTTGGATGACAGGTACTGCCATGTCGAGAATGTCCTTGTAATCCTTGTCGATGTTCCCCTGCTCGATTTTCTGCACCACCTTTGCGATCAGCAATTCATTCCCGACAAACTCCGGGTGGGCTTTAAAGAAAGCTTGCTTCATCTTATGCACAGCCGCATGTTCCTTCAGCAAGTTGCCAATAACCTCAGGCATCCTGAGCAAGACTTTTTCTGTCACATCAACTACGATTTTCTGTATCTGTGCTTGTTCCATCATCCCTCCATCTGGTCAACGCCAGCGATCTCTTCCTCAACGATGTCGCGTTCCAGGTTGTGGACAGCCACTTGGATAGCATCCATCCAGGACTTGTGATGCGCCGTTCCGCGACCGAAAGTCTCAAGTTCATACAATGCGCATTTGAGCAACAACCCAGGGTGACGCAGCGTCCAGTAGTTCTCATCCGAATCATCGGTAAGTTCATACTGGTCGAACAGTCCCGAGATTGTTACAACCGCCGCGACAGGAGTTACTGGCGCAATGATAATGCCCGTGTAGTCTGCAGAGGACACCAGCTCATCGAAGCTATAATCCAGGTACTCGGCCAACGAGTTTTTGGCCGTAGTCTCGATGCCTCTCAAATCAGCGAGCGCATACACCAAAGGGCTCTCTGTCCCAAGGGAGGCAACCGGACTAGTGTAAGCGTTCTTCAGCTCAAGCAACGACACTTTGTCCAGCTGCGTCCGAGCCGCTGAAGTCTCCAGAAACACAGACTCAACCACCCTACAGGACTTCTGCCATGACAGCTGGTACTCCCCAGCAGCGAGCGGCAAGTACAGGTTGCCTCTACTCTGGCGAGTGGTGACAAGACCCTCGAGGAGACGCTGCCCGGCTTGGATATAAAAATCCGCCCCGGCATCAGCCCAGTCCGTGGTATCGACAACCAGCTCCCAACGCCCGGAGGTCTCTACAAATTTTTGCCTCAATTGTACTAAATTCATTTGGATGCTCTCCGCTTGGGGTTATAGTGGCCCTAGGCTCAGGGCCACTAGAGGTTGTTCACGGCGTAAACGCCCTAGCTTCAGGCGTCGTTATCGGAACCGAACCCGCTGAGGTAACCCCAACTAATCGGGTGATGATACTCAAGGCCACATTCAGTCAGGAACTCTTCCTTCTTGCCATCGCGACGTGAGTACCCGGTGTTGGTCTTGCCGAGTTCTTCACCGATAAACTTGGTGTCCCTGTTCTGAATGTACCGATAGTGCAGGTTCTCCGGCTCAATGATGATGCCCGTGTGCCGAGTGGTTACTTCCTGCGAGAGCATCGGATGCGTCAGCAGGTTGATCGTCCCAAGCGGCGTAATCCACTTCATGATGTCAATCCCGTAAACCTTGACACTCGGAGCGAAGGTGAACTGCCCGGAATTCTTGACCAGCTTATTGATTGCCATCAGCACCCCAGTGCCGCAGACCATCAGCTTTTCCTTCTTCCCGTAGCGGAAGATCGTCTCGAGTTGCTCTTCCAACCAGGCTTCGCCAGCACTCAGCCAGGTATGGCCCGAGTAGGTGGAGTCACTCGTGAAGTCGGACACAGTCCCAGCGGCACCGCCATGCCCTGTGTAGCCGCCACGAATTGCCGGGATAATCCCCAGGGTTGTCCGTTCCGGTTTGCCGTTCGCTCCGATTCGTTCCGAAGGCACGGAGTGGAGGAAAGCCCATTCCATCTCAGTCGAATGCTGTTCGAGCGCCTCTCGTTTGAGCTCCTTATAAGCCTGAGGGTTCGTCCGGAGTTTAGTCTCCAGCGCAGTGCCGGTGATCTCCAGAGGGGTGCGAAAGATCTGGGTCTTATTGTACCACTTGACCGGATCATAGCTGATGGCATCAGGCATCGCTGCGCCCTCAGAGTTCACATTGCCGAGCAAAATAATCCGGTCAGCATCTGACAGATCGCCGGAAGTAGAGTTGTCATCGTCCTCAAGCAGCCGAACCTTCAGGTAGGAGGAGGTCCCGTTCGCTACCCGTTCCATAACAACAGCCACAACATCCACGGTGAGGTCACTAGCATCCCGGAGGAGAGCCTGATGCCCTACGCGGAAATGCCCCACAGTTTCCTCAGACATCTTGATGTAGAGGAAACTCCCCTCAGTGGCCCCGGTCGTGTAGGACACGCTCAGCGCCGCGTCGGTGTAAACCCCAGTGATTGCCCCGGCCCTGTTAGGAAAGGTCTTCGTCCACCAGTTGAACTCAGGGTCCGTTACAGCACTGGATTTCATCTTACTCAGCATCGCGGTCAACGGAGCCATTCCGTTCGGATACAGGTACAGAATACTCTCTCTCCACGATTTCGGCCGCTGATCTTCAACCCAGTCACCAGTTCCACGCATTCCAAGAAAGCCCATTTCAAATCTCCTTTATTAAGCAGTGGATGCTAAGCATCGCTCACTGCGTCAAAATTACATTCCGTTGAAGTCCCAACATTTACGTACAACCCAGTGGTACCAGCAGCCACGTCCGTGTCGACAAATAGGCAGCCCTTGGCATATCCGGAAGTCGTATCAGCAGGGACATCGGTTCCCTTCGCCCACATGATGTCATGATTTTCGTCCCAAAACATCACCTTGATTGCCCCGGAGGTCCCGGCCCTCGTCGCGGAGACAAGCTCCCCGTTGAGGATCATACTCTCCAGAGGTTTTACCTTAAACTGACCAGCAAAACTCATATCGGTTCTCCCTATTCCTGGGTGCCGCACTCATAAGATTTGAGCACAATACCTGCGGTTGAGGCCGCAGCATGGAGGAAGTAGAAAAACGGAACTACAACCTCGCCATCATCGAAGGTAAATGCGGCTGTGACTGTCGGAGCCAAGCCGTCAATCGTATACGTTACCGCTCCGGCATCGCTGACCATGACCTTCAGAGTGTGCGTGGCACCGTCGGCCCAGTTGTCCGTGGTATCCGTGGTAGTCGTTGCCCCGGCGTTGAGAATCGTCTCGAGTTTGATATCCCCGGAGATGACGTTCATCGCAGCCATTTCATCATAGTCATCGATGTTAGCCTGATAAGCCTCGACCTTCCGAAAGCCGAATGCACAGTCATCGGTGTCGCTGACATCTGCGATAGCAAACTCCATCTGGGCATAGAATGCCGGATCGGTTCCGACCGTAAATGCCTGACGGTTTGCTGCGTTGATGCCCGGGCAGAACTCAGCCCCATCATCTGCCGTAGCATCAAGACTGATGTCGAGGCCACCAACTCCCATGGAGGGGGCGACAATTGTCTGGGTGCCAAGAATATGATACTCCCATGTCGAATTGGGGAGGATCATCATGTTCTCATCGCCAGCCGTCCCGGTGGCTGCTCCTGCCCCGAGCTTAGCTCCACAAAGTGGTTCTGCGTCAAACCATTCCTGCACCAACCCCTGGGTAGTTCTCGAAAGGGTTCCCTCAATCTTAGCTCCACCCGGAATCACAGTCTGCTGTCCCTGCCCGAGAGTGTCAAAAAACCTGCCTTCACCAACCATATCTTGCTCCTTTTGCTAAGCGTTAGATATCCAAAATCTCGTCAATTTCCGTCTGCAGTTTGTTTTTCTTCTTGCCTTTTTTTCCTGCAGTCTTGCTCCTTGCCCCACTGCGCTTACCGAAAGCCGGCCTGTCCTTCGCCGAGGCTGGCTTCTTCCCCTTTTTCTTCTTCAACCCTAGGGCTTTATACGCCCGAGCGGCTGTCTCCTTCAGTACAGCATCTAAGTCCTCGGTCCCCAACTCCGCAGAGACTGTAGTTGCAATTGTTTTGACAAACGGCTTGACGCTAGCAAGCTCAGCATTGTCCTCATAAAACTGCTGGGCTTTCCTTTGCTGCACAGCCATTGCAGCCTGGCGCTGAGCCACCGTGGAGACTGCCGAATCCTGAGCCTTAGCCACCATCGCTTCGTTGTTCTTCTCCATCATTGTGCCAAAGAACTTCTGGAATGCCTTCGTCTCGTCTTCATCCCAAGCCATTGTCTCCGTAAGCTCTGTGAACTCCTTAGACTGGAAGGGTGCATAAGGTTCGGTGTCTTCCTCCTCCTTCGCCGGACCTTTCTTAAGGGCTGCAATCTCCTGTTTGAGGAGCTGCATCTGGGCGAGGAGTTCAGCTGTTTCGGAGACCTTCGGCTCCTCCTCTTCCTCTTCCTCAGTTTCGTCTGCATCCTCATCCTCATCCTCATCTACGTCCTCGTCGTCCTCGGAACCTTCTCCCCCATCCTCAGTGTCCTCGTTCTCCAGATCTTCCTGTTCACCAGCCACATCACCATCAGTGTCGTCAGCAACATCTTCATCAACCGCGTCCAGAAAGTCGGGACTAAATCCATCAGCCATTATTCCTCCTCCTTTTTAAGTCCATTCTCGTAACGAACATCATCTAACATCATTTGAAACACTTCGCGAAGGTCAGCAATGTTTTGCCTCCCTCCTCGGATCTTATCATACTCTCTCCCAGAACGAGTCTGGTCAGGGTCAAGCAACATCTGGGACAGGAAATTATCCTGGTTGTCAAGCATCGTTAGGTAGTCTTGAAAAACGTTGCTCTCCATAAACTCAATGAGTTCATCCTCAGTGCTGCGTATCTTCCAGGCGGCCCCCTCCTCCGAGGCTCCTCCAACCGGGGCGTACTTCTTCACATCATCCTCCTATCGGCATCAGGTTACCTGCCTGCAACTGGGCTTGAACATCCTGGTTTGGCATTACTTCGGGAGCGATGTTCCCCCCTCGGCGTACAAACTCATTGACGTTCTTAGCCCCAGAGTTACGGGCAATATGTTTGAATATCTTCACAATGTCGAAATGCTTCGCGAGCTCTGGATTCTTCCCGAGGGTTTCAAACATCCGGAGCCAGACGTCTGAATAGTTGCTTCCGGGAATCGAGCCATCACGCACAACAACGTCGTAGGCAATATCCAGTTCCCCGGGACTCACGGTCATTCGGCCTCTCTGGATGCTGTCAGCGTATTCTTCCATGAGGACCTGCTCGGTCTCACCGGCTACACGAATGTAGGTGTCTTCTGTCGCAAGCTGCTGCGTATGCGCTGCGAAGAACTCTCCAATGTCTTGCATTCCCTGGAGACCGATGATCTTCGCGATGCGTTCAAGCCGACTGACAGCCCCGCCAGCCGTGCCCTGGAACTCCGCCTTCGTCAGCCTCTCAGGCCCCCCAGAGCGTAAAGCCCCCATCGCTGCATCATCCGTAGCCCCGATCTTTTGCATCCACTGGACTATCCATGTCGAGTCATTAATGTTCGCTCGAGTGATGTCATTCACCGCGAGCTGCTGCACCGCGTCTTTGACTCCCTTCCCCCAGCCTGCCTTCCTCATCCGGACCAGCTTCCCAGGTTTGGGATCCTTCAAGTCGTTGATATTAACAAGGTATGGGTCAACAATGAGCATGTCATTAATCGCTTTGCGGACATTGGCAATGTGGGAGTTGAACAACCAGTCGAGGATCCCCTGCAGGCCACCGAGTATCTCTAGGCGACTCAACGGCGAGGCGCTGTAACCATCAAAGTCCGGCGACACCACTGCGATGGGGTACTTCCCATGGCGGAACCCCGCCGGACGAGCCTCAAGAATCACTGTGTCGGCCCCGAGCCGGAAGAACCACTTCTCCGGTTCGTCCTTCTCTCCGAGCCCCCAATCCTTCGGGATGATGTTGATGTACATATTGATCTCATCCACCGGAGAGCCTGAACTCGTAGTGGACTTGTCCATCCCTGTGCGGATGTTCCTACTGGAGTTGTCCACCCCGTAGATGCTCGTAGCCCGGTTGGAGATGCAATCCAGGTATTTGACATTAAAGAGGTGACTATCCTTCAGTGCCTCCTCCCCTCGGAGGTTGATATAGTTCGTCTGGTTTACCCACCCAATGAACTCACCTTCCTGAATCTTGTCCGCAGCCACGTTAGGGTCAGGCAAATAAAGATACGGGTCAATATTCTCCAGTGCATTGCCCATCAGGCCTTTGCTGATTTCCTTCCAGACAGGTGCCACAACCCCGATGCCATAAGCAAACGAGTCGCGAAACATCGTATGGAGGTTGAGCATAATCTTGGCTTTTGTCGCATGGAGGTTGACTACCTTCTCGAGGAGGATAGCCCCCACTACGTCATCCGGCCCATACCCCTCGTATCGAAAGATCGGATCGCGAAAGAAAGCTGCGATCATGTACGAAAGGAGGG